AGCAGGAAGAGACCCAATGGCACCATCTCGTCGTCAGCTTCGACCGCCTCGTCGAAATCGTCGAGCAGTACGTCCGCAAGGGCGACCTTCTCTTCGTCACCGGCGAAATGACCTACCGCAAGTACACCGACAACAACAACGTCGAGCGCTCCATGCCGGAGGTCCGCGTCACGAGCGTCCAGCTCATGCCGAAGACGCAGGAATCTGCCCAGGCCGTCCAGACCGCCACGGTCCGTCCCCTCGCTGCGCGTCCAGCTACTCCTGCTCCACAGCAGGCAGACATCCCCGGCTTTGAAGAAGATATGCCTGACTTTATGAGATAGACTACGCCGGCAACGGCGGCACCTTGACGAGAAACGAGACCATCAACGTCTAACGCCATGCTCTTTTCCAATGTAAAGCCCGGAGACCGCGTCGAGTGGATGACCGTCAATGGAGAACGGGAAGGCACCGTCTCCTCCGTCTCGAAGATGGGGATTCTCGTCGATGCGGACCGTGGCGGCCAGGCGCTCCTCTCTACCAGGGAGTCCATGATGGAAAACAAGCGCATCCGCCTGGAAAGACTGCAGAGATTAAATAACAAAAACCAACGAAGAATATGAAGACTTACATCATCAACCCCGACAACTTCCAGCCGATAACCATCGAGGACTGGAGGAAAGACGAAAACCCGATCCGCGCAGAGCTCCTCCTGATCGAGCGCGAAGGCCTCCCCGGCATCCTCATGTCGAAGTCCTACATCATGGATGACGGAAAGGTCAAGAAATTCGACTTTGAAGGAGCGCAGAAGGCCTGCGCGGATTTCCACCCCCAGGGCGCCGACGGCCTCACCTTCAGGGCGCCGACCCGCAAGGAGCACGTCGATATGTACGACGCCCGCTTCCTGGCAGACCTTGACGAGGCGATCAAGCTCACCGGCGGGAATTTCGCTGCTGGCATTGGAGCATATTGGACGAGTGAGCGCGATACGGACCCGCGCTATTCCGCGGGCTACGCTTGGTGCGCGGGCGGCAACAGCGGGTGCTTCGGCAGCGACTATTTGGGCGTCGCATGCTTGGCTCTGCCCGTCGTGCTTTATTCAGCGAACGAAGTGAGCCCTAATGCTTAAACCTTCCCTTCCCGGCTCCGTCCGGGAAGGAATCAACTCAGCGAAATATGAAATTGCAAGACATTACAATCGGAGCCCGTTACCGGATTCCTGCTACCGAGAAGAACGGAAGCGGCACGCACTACGCCTACGTCCGCGACATCGTTCCCGCTCTCTTAGGGGGGGGTGGGTAAAATCGTAATCGTCGAGGTTCCAGCCATCGGCTCGGAGCTCGCAATCAGCCCGGAATACCTCCAGCCGGCGCGAAAATCAAAATAGTAAACCGTTTATAAATCTATTACAAAACTTTTCAATCATGACAAATCCGAAGAAAACCATCAAGCCCGCGGCCCCTCAGCAGAGACCGCTCACGAAAGAAGAACGCATCGCCGCCGTCGAGCGCGGCTTCACGCAGAAGTACAACGCCGTCCTCGAAGGCATCCTCTACAATTCCGTCCACGGCTTCGCCCAGAGCGGAAACACCCCGGAGCCCTCCGACATCGTCGACTTCGCCGTCGCCACGACTGACGAGCTTATGGAGAAGGCCGGCCCGTCCTGCGAGGCTGCCTTCAACCGCATCCTCCGTCCGAAACTGGAAGCGGAGGAGGAATAGATGCCGCGCATCTGGATCGGAATTGACCCCGGCGAGCACACGGGCGTCGCAATATGGGACACGGGTCAGCGGGCCTTCAGCCTGCTGGCCACGCTCCCTTTGCACAAGGCGCTCATCCTTGTCCGCGAGTGGAGAGATGCCGAGCCACACATGGCCGACAACATCCGCGTCGTCTTCGAGGACGCACGGCAGCGCACCTGGTTCCCCCGTGAGCGCAACGCCAGCGAGTACCGCGGTCGCCTGATGGGGGCCGGCGCAGCGAAGCGGGACGCCCGCATCTGGGAGGAGTTCCTCTCCGACGAGGGCATCCCGTTCGAGGCGCACAAGCCATCCGCCGGCGGAACGAAATGGAGTGCTGACTACTTCGCCAGGATCACCGGCTACACGGGCCGCTGTTCCGAACACGAGAGGGACGCGGCGATCCTGGTCTTCAGGAGGAAATAAGGATGACGGAGCGGGACAAGATCGTGGCACAGCTGGCAAAGGAGAAGGTCGTCGAGACGATCTGCCTCCGCATGGCCGGCACCCACATCCTCGCCCCGGACCTCCAGGACCTATGCCAGAATACCTACCTCGCGCTGCTGAAGTACGACGCGGAGAAGATCGAGGACCTCTCCAAGACAGACGCCATCCGCTTCTTCATCGCCCGCATCCTGCTGAACCAGTACCGATCCAACAACTCGGTATATGAGAAAACATTCCGAAGGTTTTATCACTACAACGTACTGATCGGAGTATTCAACGACAAGGACGAATATGAGCCAGACGAAAGGCGATAATCGCGGCGACCCGGTCCCTGGTGTCGTTCGGGAATACAAGGACATCCGGGAGGACTACCGCTTCGATTCCTCCATCTTCAACGCGGAGCCGGAGCGGGTCGCCATCGTCAAGCGCATCATCGAGGAGGAGCTGAACGAGGTGGACCGCACCCTGATCATCCTCTACTGCGACTGCCTGAGCTACCGCAAGCTCGGCGCCCGTCTCGGCCTCTCGCACTCGACCATCGCGCCGGAGATCCGGCGAATCAAGGCGGACATCCTCCGCCGGTACGCAGAACACATGAAGAAATGAGAAACAAGATCAAGACATACGGCCAGGCAGCCAGAGATAACGACGGCGCCATTGTTGTCCTCGGCGGAAAAATAGCCTACGACACCATCCAAAAGACGTGGGGCTATATCCCAGGCAGCGGAGAAGAAGACTTGGAAAGGTTAAGTGACTACTTCAGCGATCTCGCTCCCGGAGAAGGCCCGGTCGATGTCGTCATAATAATCAGAAGAAAATGAACATCTACCTCGAACTCCTCCTGGTCTCCGCGGTCGTCGTCTATGTCGTCGACCTCTCCGGCTTCACGCAGAGCTGGAAGGAAGGCCTCGCGTCTCTCCTCTCTCACGGACGCACCAACCGCCTCTGCTGGTCCGGCAGGCCCTTCTCCTGCTCGCTCTGCATGACGTGGTGGTGCTGCCTCGTCTGGGCGCTCTTCCGCGGGCAGCTCAACCTCCCCGTCGTGGCCGCATCCGCCGGCTTCTCGGCTTTTTCAAATACGCTTTGCAATTTGTTGATATTTATAAGAGAGAGCCTCACCGTTCTCATCTCAAGACTGAACGACAAATGCAACCGCGCCTAACCGAATACCTTCGCCGCCGAGTTCTCGCCCTTCCCGTGGCGGACCGCGTCGCCCTGCTGACCGACATCGGCGGAAGCATCGCCGTCCGTTCACCGAAAAGGGGCGAGCGTCTTTCCGAGCTCAGGGACGCCATGCTCTCGCTGACCGGCATCGACGTCCGCGATCCGAGACGCTTCGCAGACCACGTTCGCGCCCGCGCCGTCTTCTGCTTCGTCGCACGGATGGAAGGCTTCAGTCTCCAGGCCATCGGCGACGAGCTCGGCATGGATCACAGCAGCGCACACTACCTCGCGAAGAGGATGGGCGACGCCTTCGACGCCCCGTCCTCCTGGAGCGACTACATCGACCTCTACAACCAATTCACCAACCAAACACTCAAGACGATATGACAAAACAACTGACTCCCGCGCAGATCGAGGAGCTCAAGCCCTACGAAAAACACTTCGGCTCGGTCATCCGTGCCGGCTATTCATCCTATCCTGGCGAAGCGGCCCTGGAGAAGATGCGCAGCGTCTGGAACGAACTCACCGGCACGCCGTACCCGTTCCGCGTCGGCTGCTCCGACTGCATCATGAACCTCCTCCGCGACGTCGGCACCCTCTACTTTGCCGCGACCGGCATCGACCCGTGGAGCCTCGTCGAGAAGAAGGTCTACTCCCACGGCTCGCTGGTATCTACGGAGTCGGCTGAAGCCGCCAAAGCACCGCAGACGAGCAAATCCACGCCAAAGAAGAAAACCGCCTCCACGGCCAAGAAACCCGCCAAAACCGCCAAGCGATGAGAAAGGAAAGGAAGAACCTGCCGCTTGCGTCCATCCTGCCGAACCTCGGGCAGCTGGACTGGCTGCCGAAGAACCCGCGTCAGTGGACGAAGGGTGACATCGACCGCACCGCCGTATCCATCCGCGAGGACCCGGACTTCCTGGAGGACCGGCCTCTGCTCGTCGTCCCCTTCGGCGACGAGACCTTCATCGTCTTCGCCGGCAACCTCCGGAGGGAAGGAGGCATCGCCGCTCCGCTCGCATCCGCCCCGTCGGTGGTCTACTTCCCGGAGACAGCCGAGGACTTCGAGACCATCAAGCGCCGCGCCATGAAGGACAACGGCTCCTTCGGCTCCTGGGACTTCGACGAGCTGGCGAACAGCTGGGACGACCTGCCGCTCGTAGACTGGGGCGTGCCGGCATGGGAAGAAGAGGCGAAAAAGGACGAACCGGAGCCGGAAAGCACGGTCTCCGAGGACGACTTCGACGAGGACAAGGACGAGATCCATGTCCGCTGCCAGCCCGGCGACGTGTGGGAGCTCGGCGAACACCGCCTTGTGTGTGGAGATAGTATTGATTTAGAGCAAGTTAGAAAATTAATGGGGGGGGGCAGAAGCTGACCTCCTGATAACAGACCCTCCGTATGGCGTGGCGATCGGCGACAAGAACAAGCTCCTTCAATCCGTCCAGAAGGCTGGACGGATTGAAACGAACATCGCGAACGACACCAAGCCGGTCGACGAGCTCTACGGCATCCTCCGCCAGGTAATGGAGAACGGGCGGAACGTGTGCAAGAGCGACGCGAGCTACTTTGTCTTTTCGCCTCCGGGCGGAGACATGGGCCTGATGATGATGATGATGATGAAGGATGCGGGTTTGCAGGTGCGTCACCAGCTTGTGTGGAACAAGAACTGCGCGACCTTCAGCCTCGGACGCCTCGACTACGACTACAAGCACGAGGCGATCATGTATACCTGGACGAAGTCGCATCACAACTACCGCAAGGGTCCGTTCCGGAACACCGTGTGGGATGTTAACAAGCCGATGCACTGCGACCTTCATCCGACGATGAAGCCGCTCGAACTGCTGAGCGCCATGATGCTGGACTGCTCGAAGGAGGGGGACGTGGTCCTCGACCTTTTCGGTGGGAGCGGATCGACCCTGATCGTCGCGGAGCAGCTGGGGCGAAAGGCCCGCCTCATGGAGATAGACCCGCACTACTGCGACGTCATCATCGCCAGGTGGGAGAAGCTGACCGGTAAAATGGCCAGAAAACTATAACAAGGAGGTCCGGCCGAGTACGGGTGTGACGCTCCTGCTGCGTTGACTTTGATATGTTTAACACGCATAGTCAAGGGCCAAAAACACAAAACACTGATACTTCCAGGCGCAACGGCCGGACAACCTTTTTTAAGACAAGAATATGAACGACCAGAACCTCATACCGCAGAGCCAGCGAACAAAGAGCGAACAAAGAGCGGTTGCGTCCGCCGGCGGCATCGCTTCCGGCAAGGCTCGCCGGCTGAAGAAGCACGGCCGCGAGCTCCTGCTGGAGATGCTCGCCATGAAGGAGCTCGACCCCAGCGTGGTGAACAACCTCGCCGCGGCGTGGGGCCTCGACCCGAAGGCCATCACGAAGGAGATCGCCATGAACGCCCGACAGGTGGACAAGGCCATCCGGAAGGCGGACACCTTCGCGTACAAGACCATCCACCAGGTAGCCGGTACCCTGGAGAAGAACGAGACGACCAACAACACCTTCAACGTCACGATCTCCGCGGAGGCGGCGAAGGCGGGCAGCAAGTGGAGCGAGAAGGGATGATCTACACGCCGGTATATTACAAGACGATGGACGCCATCTGCCGCACGGACCGCTTCGTGTCGTCCTGCGGTGGCACCCGTTCCGGGAAGACCTTCGCGAACCTCCAGGCGATCTTCGAGATTGCGATCCAGGACAAGCGGCCCGCCCTCACGTCCGTGGTGTCGGAGACGTTCCCACACCTGAAGCGCGGCGCGATCCGCGACTTCCCCGCGGCGATCGGCGACTACTACGATCCCCGCGCCTGGAACAAGTCCGACTCCACCTACACGCTGCCGAACGGGTCCGTCATCGAGTTCTTCTCCGCGGACGCACCGAGCAAGGTCCACGGCCCCGCCCGTGACCGGCTCTTCCTGAACGAGGTGCAGAACATTCCCTACGAGATCGCCCGCCAGCTCTTCGTCCGAACCCGCGGGCTCATCCTCGTCGACTACAACCCCACGGCGTCCTTCTGGGCGAACGAGCTGGTCGAAACCCGCGAGGACTGCATCCGCGTCCACTCGACATACAAGGACAACAGCCTGCTCACCCCCGAGCAGGTGCGCGAGATCGAGGCGAACCGAAGCGACCGCAACTGGTGGAAGGTGTACGGCCTCGGCGAGTTCGGCACCCTCGAGGGCGTCATCTACTCCTTCGACCTCATCGACGAGATGCCGCCGGCGGACGGGCTGCGCGAGGTCTACGGCATGGACTTCGGATTCACGCATGACCCCACGGCCATCGTCCGCGTGCTCGCCGACACGGGGCGGAAGATCGCCTACGTCGACCAGCGCTGCTACCGGACCGGCATGCTCAACAGCGACATCGCCCGCACCCTGGCGGAGGAGGACATCCCCCGCCACGTCCACATATGGGCGGATGCGGCCGAGCCGAAGTCCATCGCGGAGATCGGCAGGGACACCGGGCTGAACGTCCGCGCCTGCGACAAGTCCGCGCCGGTGACCTCGTCCCGCCTGACGTTCCAGCTCCAGTGGATGCAGGGGTGGACACTCTACTTCACGAAGGCTTCCGTCGACATGATCAAGGAGGCCCGAAACTACACCTGGGCGAAGGACCGGGACGGGAATCTGGTGAACCTGCCCATCGACACATGGAACCACGCGATGGACGCCATGCGCTACGCCCTCTGGTCCGAGTTCTCAACGAACAAGGGAAACTACAACATTCGATTCAACCAATGATCACAAACTACAAAGAACTCCCGCTGGGCCTCTATCTCGACATCATGGCCCTCCCGAAGGACGGGACGGACATCGACTACCAGGTCCGCGTCGTCGCCATCCTCAACGGCATGACGGATGACGAGGTGCTCGACCTCCCGCTGGAGAAGTACGCATCCCTCGCAGCGGCGGCGGATTTCCTCACCGCGCCGGTCCTCTCCGACGACGGGCGGCACGTCCACGACGGGACGCGGCTCCCGGCTACCTACACCCTCGGCGGGACGGAGCTCGTTATGACCAAATCCACGAAGGAGATGGTCGTCGCGCAGTACGTCGACTTCCAGACGTTCGGGAAGGACCTGACGGCCATTCCCGCGCTGCTGTCCTGCCTCCTCATCCCGAAGGGGAAGACCTACAACGAAGGCTACGACCCCGCCGACGTCCAGCGGCTCGTGAGGGAATATCTGCCGACCTCCGACGCCTACGCTATCGCCGCTTTTTTTTTGAGGACGTTCGCCGTCTCCATACGCAGTACCCTAACCTCTTCCCTCCGCTGGCTGAAGGCGAAGAAGAGGAAGACCCCGCTGGAGAAGGAGACGATCAGGGAGACGGAGGCGCTTCTTCGTTCGGTGAGAGGTGGGGCTGGATTGCGAACGTTGACGCGGTCGCTGAAACAACCCGCGAGAGTTGGAGCGCCGTCTGGAACAAGCCCGTCACCGAGTTCCTCAACATCCTCGCCTACCGGCACGACAAAATAGAGCACGAAAAGCAACTCCGCGAACAATGGAAACGAACACATTGACATCCCTCCCGCGCCTCGAGGCCGTCCTGAAGGACTACGCCACGGAGGTCGGCGAACTCTACAAGCGCCACCTCATTGAGGCGGACCGGCTCGCAAGCGAGACCTTGCTGAACTCGGTCCAGACGCAGGTGGAGACGGACCAGGGCGCCTACCTCGTCACGATCACCCTGGCCGACTATTGGAAGTACGTCGAGTTCGACACGAAGCCGCATTGGCCGCCGGTCTCCGCGCTCCTGGAGTGGATTCGCGTGAAGCCGGTGATCCCTCGCCCGGACAGCCGCGACCGCATCCCCACGCCGAAGCAGCTTGCATTCCTCATCGGTCGGAAGATTGCACGGGAGGGGACGGAGGGCTCTCACGACCTCGCCCTCTCCGCCACGGAGTGCAATCGCAAGTACGAACCGCTCATCGCTGAAGCGCTCCAGAAGGACCTCGGTGACGCCATACGCGTCTGGATTCTCGAGGCATTTAGCTATAGAAAGTAACACCGTGAGGCGCTCATAGTCCGCCACGAGGCGCACTCTTCATGTTGTTTTTTTTCTCCCTCGCCGTTGAAATACGGACGAGGGGTTTTTGATATTTCCAAGAAAAGAGAAGAACATGACACCCATCTGGAAAGACTACGTCGAGACGCTGGGGGACACGCCCGTCTCCAGCAAAGCATACGCCGTCCAGGACGACGACGACATCTCCGTCGACATCTTCACCGGCGTGGCATATACGCGACCCGGGCAGACGATCCCGCAGGTCCGCCTCAACGACATCGTCGCACCCATGCTCAAACGCGGCTTCACCCCGGCTGGCGAGACGGACCGCGCCTACTTCTACGCCCGAATCGAGACGGACGGAGGGGATTGGTCTTCCTCCGAGGAGTTCTACGCCGACTGGTCCTACGACCCGGACTTCAATCCGGCGACGCACGGCCTCAACCACCCCGTCCTCGGCACCGTCATGCCCGGCCAGCTGATTCCGTTGACGAAATCCTCCGCGGGGACCTACCACGCTGCGATCAGCCTCGCCACCGGCGTGGAGGACTTCAACCCCGACTTCAACCGCGACTTCCTCATCCAGGGCCTCGACGTGGCGGACGAGTCCCTTGTCATCGCCGACGACTTCGGCACGGCGTGGCTGGATCTCCGCGACTATCCCGCAGCGACGAAGGTGACCGTCGGCGGTCGCACCTTCCTCGTCGGCGGCGGCTGCCATCAGTTCGTCCTCTACTACGTCAACGCTTACGGAGGCTGGGATCAGCTCGTCGTCACGGCCCGCACGACGGAGCAGGACGCCCTCACGCGGTACAACCTCCAGACGGACTACAACAACGCGACAAGCGCACGGGGGACGCGCACCGTCGCCATCGAGCTGGCGCACAAGTACACATTCCGCACCGGCTACATGGACGAGGCGGCCTCGCTGAAGATGCACCACCTCCTCAACTCTCCGCACGTCTGGCTACATGACGTCATCGCCAACCGCTTCTATCCGATCACCCTCACCAACACGGCGACGGAGTACAAGAAAGGCGGGCGGCTCTACCGCTACGACATCGAAGCGCAGCTCGCGCAGGAACGCATCAGGAGGTAGGCCATGAGACGGAAGATCGCGCTTTACATCGGCGAGTCGAAGGCGGACCTCTCGGACCAGTCCTTCGTCCTCTTCAACTACACCCAGACGGACGTGATGAAGCCGACCGCCGTGAAGAACTCCTTCACGAAGCAGGTGACGCTCCCGGCCTCCCAGGCGAACGACGCCATCTTCGGCGACTTCTTCCGCACGGACCGCACTACGACCGGCGTCGGCTCAACCGGCCCTGCCTTCAATTCCGGACGGAAGACCCCGTTCACGATCTACGACGACCTAGGCCAGATCATCGAGACGGGCTACATCCGCCTGGACGAGGTGACCCGGAAGGGCCGTCTCGTCACCGGCTACAAGGTTACACTCTTCGGCGGTCTCGGAGCCTTCATCTATGCCCTCTCCTACGACGATAACGGAAACAAACGCACCCTTGCGGACCTCGACTACCTCGGCGTTGGAGATAAGGTCGGAGAGCTCGATTTTACCATCAACGCGGCGAACGTCCTCGCGGCATGGGGCCATCTCCCGTCGACGCAGGTTTCCACCATTTGGGACGTCATCAACTTCGCGCCCTGCTACAACGGCATCCCGGACGGAGACTTCTCTGCTGATAAGGCTGTCGTCAAGCCGGCAAGCGTTGGTCTTCCCACGTCGCAGACGGACGAAGACGGGAACGTCTACGGCACCCTGGCCGATGGCTCCGCGCTCGTCAACCTCGCCCTCCCCCACGACGAGTGGGCGACGAAAGACCTACGCTCTTACCTCCAGCGCCCGGTCCTTTCGATGCGGGCCTTCCTGGAGGCCATCTGCAAGCCGGAGAACAACGGAGGCTACTCCGTCGACATCTCCGACATCCCCCTGAACCTCTACCGCGCCCTCTATAAACTGCTGCCGTCCATCCCTTCGCTCGGCACGTTCAAGAAGATCAGCGGCTCGGCATCCATCAGCATCGACTGGGACTGGGAGACGACCGGCTCGCGCCTTGCCAGCTATGACGTCACGGGAACAATCCCGCAGGGCGTCATCTCCCGCGCCGAGTTGCGCGGCTATCTCTGCTATCAAGGCATGACGGAGGGTTCCTTCTTCTCTGGCTATGGCAGAACCGTCGCCTACGGCATCGAGACGCTGACATTCTCCGCCGTCTTCCTCCAAGCGGTTGCCTACGACTCCAACGGCATCGCCATCTCCGGCTCGCAGGTAATCTGCGCGACGGAAGGCCACGACTATGACATCGCCAGCCTCGCCTCCCGCGTCGGCTACACGCCCGTCTGGTCGACGGAAGACTTCGAGCGCTTCCGTCTTGCAGGTAGCGTCACCAGCCAGGTCGGGCAGACCTACGACCCGCTGACGTTCATCGTTTCATCCGTCGGTCCGTCCTACTACCGCGTCTTCGCGACATCCTACCGCTGCACCCTCATCAGAAATCTCTCGACCGGGGCGGAGTCCTTCTCGGTCCTCTACACGGAGATGATCCCGAACCTCTGGTACAACGGCCAGAGCGGCTCGGTCCCGCAGAACCCGTCGGCGACTTCCCTCCACGGCGCGACCTCCAAGCTCACCTACACGGATAGCGGCAAGGCACGCAGCGGCGCAGTCGTCCTCAAATCCGCCCTCCTTCAGTCAGCGGGCACTCCGGCGGATTACCTTGTCTCCTTTGCCAAGATGCACGGACTCTGCTTCCTCTTCGACGGGGCGGCCAAGTCCGTCAAGCTCGTCCGCCGCGATACCTTCTACGGAACCGGCGAGGCGGTGATAGACCTCACGAACCGCATCGACACGGGGAAGGGCCTCACGATCACCCCGCAGACAAGGGTGGCGAAGTGGTACGAATTCGCTCCGGCCCACGTCGGTGGAGCCTTCGCTGACGAGTATGCGAAGACCTACGGCGTTCAGTACGGCATCCAGAGGGTAGATACCGGCTACGACTTCGACGCAGAGGCGCAGCAGGTTGTCGACGGCCTCGCCTTCAAGGATGCAGCCTCTGTACTGGAGAGCGGTCCGTACTGGAACTATATCATCCAATCCGGCTATATGCGCCCGTCGGTCTTCCTCGACAAAGGGACGACCTACACGCTCTGGAAGTCGTCCAGCGACGAAACGCACGAATTCCGCGTCCCTACGCCATCGTCTTCCGCCGTTGTGAACTACTACAATGAGTACGGCCACGAAGGCTATGACAGCGAGTTCGCCTGGAAGATCCAGCTCCATGATGCGGACGGGAAGCCCGTGGATGGGACGGACGTGCTACTCTACTATGGCGGACGGGACAACTACCCCTACTTCAAGGTCAGCGACGATTCTCCCGTCATGCTCTCTGCAAATAACGGAGTGCCCTGCTGGGACATAACGCCCGGAGACTCAGCCGGCATCATGATCCCGTCCTTCACCCGGTACGATACCGACACGGAGTGGGGCGTGGTTCGTTCGTTGGACTTCGGTGTCCCCCGCGAGGTGGCCATCCCGTCTATCAACTTCGGCAACGGGACATCCCTCTACGCTCGCTGCTGGGCAAACTACCTCCGAGACCTCTTGGATAAAGACACGAAGGTCCTCAAGTGCCGCGTCAACCTCGAAGGCCTCGCCGTGGGGCAGGGGCTCCTCCGCCGCTTCTTCTGGTACGACGGATCCATCTGGGTGCTGAACAAGATCACGAACTACTCCCTCACGACCTTCGACACCGCCGAGTGCGAGTTCATCCAGGTCCGGGACATGGCTCACTACACAAACGGACAAACGCAATAGAACATGCCAACAGAACATGCCAACGACTGAAAATATCACCGTACTCCGCGTCGACGGGAAGCCCGCCGTCAACTCTCTCCGCGAACTGAAGGCCGCCATCGAGGCGGACAAAGACGCGCTCGTCCAGCTCGGCCTCGTCGAGGATTCGGACACCGCGAAGAAGGAGAAGCAGGCGCAGATCACAAAGCAACTGGAGCAGGACCTCAAGCTACTCAACCAGGTCCAGAACGCAGCGAAGGTGACGACCATCGAAAACGCGAAGGCCATCGACACGTCCACGGCCAGCTACTACGAACTCCAGAAGGCGCTCTCCACCTTGAAGAAGGCCTGGAAGGATATGAGCGCCGAGGAGCGCACCGGCGCAGTGGGCGCGGAGACGCTCCAGAAGATCCGCGATCTCGACGCCTCCCTGAAGACGATGGACGCCGACATCGGCCAGTTCCAGCGGAACGTCGGTAACTACGGGCAGAGTTTCAAGCAATCGCTCGAAGAGGCGCAGAAGGGCGCGATGGGCCTCACCCAGGGCCTCCAGTCCGTGAACGGCATCATGGCGCTCACCGGCGACAGCTCGAACTCCCTGGTGAAGGCGCTCGGTGCCGTGCAGGTGGTGGCGGGCCTGCTGAACTCGTCGAAGGGCATCGTCGGCTACATCAAGCACCTGCGCGAGGTGACCGCCGCGACGAAGGCGACCACCACCGCCACGAAGGGGCAGACGGCCGCCATGCAGGCGGAGACCGTCGCGACGGAGGCGGCCACCACCGCGACGAAGGTGTTCAAGACCGCCCTCGCCACCCTCGGCGTCGGCGCGGTCCTCGTCCTCGTCGGCGAGCTCATCGCCCACCTGGACGACCTCGCCCGCACCTTCGGCATCGTGGACGAGGATGCGGAGGCGCAGCACAAGGCGACGCTGAAGCGGCTGGAGGACATGGATGCCGAGCTCCAGAAACAGCAGACGCTCCTCCAGGCGGCCGGCGCCAGCAAGTCGCAGCAGATCATCGATGACATCGAGAGCATCCGCGAGCTCTCGCACAAGGTATATCAGGAGTACTCGAACTTCTATGACGAATACAATGACATGACCCTCGTCGAGCAGTGGGCCAGCGACCTCTCGAACGAGAAGATCGACGAACTCCTCCAGAAGCACCGGGACTACGTCAAGCAGATCAGGGCCGCCTATGTCGACCTGGAGGCGGTCGTCGTCTCCTACGTCAACGCCTCCAACCTGGAGCGGGCGCAGGAGGGCATGAACGAGTACGAGAAGTCCATCGACAACCTCCGCCGCACGGCGAACGATGCGGCGCAGGCGCTCGAGGTCCTGCGGGAGAGGGGGCAGGTCACGGCCGAGGAGTACGCGCAGTACTCGCAGCAGATCCTCGACACGTTCAACTACCAGGCGGACAAGGTCATCGAGAAGGCGAAGGCCGACGCGGAGGCGGAGCGCAAGCGCCGCGCCGCCGAGGCCGCCGCCCGCCTGAAGTCCGAGCGGGACGCCGCCATCGCCATCCAGCGGCAGGCCGAGCAGGCGCAGAAGACCGAACTCCAGAAACTCGAGGAGAAGTACGAGACCGAGAAGGCGCAGCTGGAGAAGTTCGGCCTCGACGCCACCGCCCTGACGGAGAACTACCAGGCCGCCCGCACGGCGGTCATCACGAAGGAGATCGAGAAGCAGATGGCCGCCATCGAGAAGCAGAACGCCGACGCGAAGGCCGCGATGGCCAGGCGGGCGGAGGAGGAGCGGAAGGCCGCCAGCGCCGCCGCCGAGGCGCAGCTGGAGATCATGGAGAAGCTCGCCGAACAGCGGACCCGCCTCAGCGAGGCCGCCATCGACGACGAGGACAAGGCCGCGGCGGCGTCCTACGATATCGAGGTGCAGTCCTATCGGGACCGCATCGAAGCGCTGGAGCAGTTCCGCCTCGAGGCACTCTCCCTGGGCGATCAGGAGGCGGCGTTGAAGTACCAGCAGGAAGCCGCGGATCTCTCCGTTGAGATTGAGCTGCGTGAGGCAGAGGAGAAGCAGCGCATCCGCAAGCGCGACAAAAAGAACCGCGAGCAGGCCGCGAAGGAGACCGTCGCGTCAGTCTCCGGCATCCTGGGAGCCCTGGCTGACATCTACGAGAGTAACGGCAAGGAAGACGCGAAGGCGCAGAAGCGGGCGAAGAACCTCCGCATCGCCGCCGCGACTATCGACATGATCCAGGGCGCGGTCACGGCCTTCTCCACGGCGCAGTCCCTCGGCCCGATCGCCGGTCCCATCGTCGGCGCGATCAATGCCGCAGCGGTCACCGCCGCCGGCCTCGCGAATATCGCCAAGATCAAGGCGACGGACGTCAGCGGCAACTCCGCCCCAGCGGACACCGGCACGGCTCCCGCCATCGCCGAAGCCCCGCAGGTCAACCCGGAGGTCCAGGTCGTGAGAAACCTCACCGGCGCGAGCGAGGAAGATCGCATCAACCAGCCGCAGCGGGTCTACATCCTCCAGTCCGACATCGAGGCAGCGGGCAACCAATCCCGCGCCGCCGTGGCCGAGTCGACGTTCTAATTTACAATTTTCCCGGTTTTGATATTTCCAAGAAAAGAGACACCTATGGCTATAGTAACAATAGACGGCATCCCGGTCTACCAGGCCCTCGTCGATGATGAGCAGACGGGGATGCTGCGCATTTCGCTGGTGGACGATCCGGCGGTCCAGTCGGACTTCATCGCCTTCGCAGCGGACAAGCGCCCGCAGATGTACGCCGTTCAGGATGAAGACAAGCACCTCGTCCTGGGCGTAGTGATGCGGGCGGATTTCCCCATCTACCGCTACGACAAGAAGGACGGCGAGTACTACGTCATCTACAAGGCGGACACCATCCGCACGATGGCGGAAAAGTATCTCGTCGAGAGCCGGCAGAACAACGTCAACCTCATGCACGTCGACGGCTCCGACGTTGAGGACGTCCACATGGTCCAGTACTTCATCAAGGGCGGCGGCATCAACCCCGTCGGATTCGAGGACATCTCCGACGGCTCCCTCTTCGCGGAGTACCATGTAACAAACGACGACGTCTGGGCGGAGATCAAGGCCGGCAACTACAAGGGCTTCTCTCTGGAGGGCATCTTCAACCTGAAGCCGGAGACGGACAAGCCCTTCGTCGATAAGGTCGTCGATGCTCTCGACGGCATCTTCAGCAGAATCTTCAAACATCAACCTAACCAATACGAAAAAATGAAAAAGAAAGGACTACTCGCCCGACTCGCGAAAGCGCTCGTCGAGCTGGGCAACGTCACCACCGACAAGGGTGTGCTCGCCTGGGACGGTGACGAAGATTTGAAAGCTGGCGACGCCGTCTTCGTTGAAGACGCCGATGGCAACCGCACCGCCGCAGAAGACGGCGACTATACCACTGAGGACGGCAAGGTCATCGTCGTGGCCGATGGAAAGGTCACGGAGATCCGGGACCGCGAGGCCGAGGTCGCTCCGACTGAGGGGCCGGAGAACGTAGAGGCCAGCAAGGTCGTGACCGATGGCGGCACCCTTATCTGGGACGGAGAGGAAGACCTGAAGGCCGGTGACGAGGTTTTCGTCGCTGACGAGGAAGGCAACCGCACCGCAGCCCCGGACGGCGACTACAAGACCGAGGACGGCAAGGTGATCGTCGTAGTTGACGGAAAGGTGGCCGAGATCAAGGACGCCGAGGCTGAGGTCGCCCCCGAGAACGTCGAGGCGAAGATGAAGCGCATCATCGCCGCCTTCTCCGAATCCTACGAGGAGAAATACCGCAAGATCTACGAATCCATCGTGGCGCTCGGCTTCGATCCCTATGGCTACATCGTTGAGGCCGGCGACGACTTCGCGATCTACGAGACCTGGGTTGAAAACAGTTTCGAGTACACCCGCTTCACCGTCAAATGGGACGCCGACGGAAACGCCGTCGTCGAGAATCCCGAGGAGGTCGTTTCCGCCTTCGTCACGAAGGAGGAGAAGGAAGCCGCCGAGGCCCGCGGCGCTGAGGTCGAAACCCTCCGCCGAGAGAACGCCGACCTCAAGGCCCGCATCGAGAAGAAACCCGCAGGCGTCCGCGCCCATGAGGAGGCCAGCCTGGCCGCCATCAAGACCGGCGTCAACGGCTTCGACCGCATCGCCAAACTGATGAGCGCGAAGTAAAAATTTACACTTTCCGCGCTTTCGATATTTCCAAGAAAACGAACAACCTAAAACACTTACTACTATGCCCTCTTCCAATTTCGTCGTCAGCGGCCTGCCTGCCTATGTACAGCAGAATCAGGACCTGATCATCAAGAACTTCGCCCTTGTCGGCACGGCTACCCGCCGCCGCATCGGCCTGCAGACCGGCGTCAAGAAATCCGCCTACCTGAACTACCTCGCCCTCGCTCCCGTCCTCCAGGACGGCTCCGGCTGCGGCTTCAACGCCTCCGGCACGGCGACCCTCACCCAGCGCACCATCACCACGGCCATGATCAAGGTCGACATGGACATCTGCGCGAAGACCCTCATCGGAAAGTACCCCGAGTACCTCGTCCGCATCGCCGCCGGCGGTTACGACCTCCCCTTCGAGGCCTACATCGTCGAAGGCCTGACGAACGAGTTGAACAAGGCCATCGAGAAGCTCATCTGGCAGGGTGACCACACCAAGTCCACCGACGCCACCGTGAAGTGGATCGACGGCTTCATCTACCAGTTCGACAACGACTCCGATGTCATCGACGTCACCATCGCCAACGGCACCGCCATCTACAACGCCATCAAGGACGTGTATATGGGCATGACCGAAGAGGCCCTCGAGCGCGGCGGCGTCATCTTCGTCAGCCCGGCCAACTACCGCTCCTTTGTCCAGGCGATGGTCGAGAAGAACTACTTCCACTACAGCGGCCCGCAGGACGCCGCCCCGGAAGAGTTCATCTTCCCCGGAACCGACGTCAAGGTCGTCAAGACCCCCGGCCTCGCAGGCGTCAACAACAAGATCGTCGGCACCTTCGCCCAGAATCTTGTGTATGGCTGCGACGTGGAAGGTGACGAGGAGAAGTTCCTCATCAAGTACGATGAGATAGACGAGCTCTTCAAGATCAAGGCTGTCTGGAACTCCGGCGTCTCCTACCTCTTCCCGAATCACGTCACCCTCGGCACCATCGCATCCGAATAGTGCCCGATTCCTTCGCCGTGAAGCGACTAACTCTGCGCGGGTGAGGATTTCCCCGCCCGCGCTTTTTCTAACCGCTTAAAACGAGAAAAAGATATGGCTTGCTCCCAGACACTCAACGGCCTCGTCAACGACTGCGCCCCCAGCATGGGCGGCATCGTCGAGGTGCTCATCGCTAACTTCGCCGACGTGACGGCAGTCACCGTCAGCGACAACCTCATCTCCGCCATCACGATGGCGACCTCTGCCAAGTTCAAGAAGTACGGCTTCCCGCGCAACACCGGCAGCCTCTCCTCGAACTATACCATCGACGAGACGACCGGCGCCAACTTCGTCGTCTCCGATCTCGTCCTCCAGTTCAACCGCATGGAGACCGCCAAGCGCATCGAGATCACGGCCCTCGCCCAGGGCGAGCTCGCCGTCATCGTCAAGGATGCAAACGGCAAGTACTGGTTCCTCGGCAAGGACGCCCCCGTCAAGGCCACAGCAGGCGACGGCCTCACCGGCACCGCCCGCGCCGACCGCAACGGCTACTCCGTCACCCTCCAGGACAACTCCCTGGAGATGCCGATCGAGGTCTCCGCGACCATCATCGCCGACCTCCTTCCGGCAGCCTAAACCCGGCACCATCCCGCCACGCCCCGCGTCCCGAAAAGGTCGCGGGGATTTTTTATTTACGATTTCGGCGGTTTTGATATTTCCAAGAAAAGGGACTCTCATGAACTACATCGACAAGACAAAGCGGGTGCAGGTCCTCTACTTCCCCCGCAACGGATACGCGCCCGACGAAACGCCCGAGCTCGTCGCAAAGGACACCACCGGCCATGAATCGGTGCCCTTCGTCATCGGAACGTGCGAGATGAGAGGCCACCTGCTGCGCCTTGTCATCGAGATCCCAGACGCCCTCCATCCCGGCGAGTGGCAGCTGACCCTCTCCTTCAAGGCCGGAGGATCTCCCGTCTCCCTGACGGGCCTCCTTCAGGTGACGGAAGGGACGGAACCCGGCGTAGAGTATAACCGCGAAATCACATATCAGCAATATGGAGAATAACGAAACCAAACAAGTGCGGGTCAGCTTTGCCGCCATCGAACCCTACATCGAGACGAACATCGTCGCGCCAACGGAGAAAAAGCAGAACGGGCGCGACTATGTCGACTGGGGCGATCTGAACCTCTACCCGGACTACCTTCTCGGCTTGAGCAAGGAGGCATCCACCCTCCGCTCTGTCATCACCGGCACCGCCGACTTCATCGCCGGCGACGCCATCCAGATCGAGCCACTCGTCGAGGGCTACCTTCCCGGCCAGATGAACGTCCGCGGCGACCAGATCGCCGCCCAGGTCCGCGACATCGCCCTCGACTATGAGACCTACGGCGGCTTCGCCCTCCAGGTCATCCGCTCCGCCAGCGGAGACGTTGTCGAGATCCACTACATTGACATCCGCTTCCTCCGCTCCAACAAAGACAACACGGTCTTCTACTACTCCGAGAAGTGGAAGGAAGGGCGCCGTCAGGTCGTCGAATATCCGGCCTTCTATCCGTACACGGAGCAGAGTTGGGCCGCCCTGGAAGACGAGCAGAAGGAGCGCTGCTACTCCTCCGTCCTTTACGTCAAGAACAACCACACCCAGGTCTACCCGATCCCGATCTACTGCGCGGCGGTGAAGGCCTGCGAGACGGAGCGCTGCATCGACAACTTCCACCTCAACTCCATCAACAACTCCTTCGTCTCCTCGATGATCATCAACTTCAACAACGGCCTCCCAGCCGACGAGGTCAAGAAGGAGATCGAGAAGGAGTTCAACGAGAAATTCTCCGGCCACCAGAACGCGGGCCGCATCTGCTTCTCCTGGAACGAAAACCGCGAGGCGCAGACGACCATCTCCTCCCCGAAGGTCGAGGACTTCGGCGCCCGCTACGACGCCCTCTCCAAGCACGTCCGTCAGGAAATCTTCACAGCCTTCCGCGCAAACCCGAACCTCTTCGGCATCCCGACGGAGAATCTCGGTTTCAGCCAGGAGGAATATGAGAGCGCCTTCAAGCTCTACAACCGCACCCACGTCAAGCCGGTCCAGCAGACCATCTGCGACGCCTACGACCGCATCTACGGCAAGGCAGGCGTCCTCACCATCACGCCCTTCACCCTCGAAGGCCAGGGCGAGAAAAATGTCAACTAACTATGGCAAAGGAAACCCTGCTCACATCCGAGGCCTTCGTGAAATCGGTCTCGAGCATCTCGGAAAACGTCGCCGGGAAGTACGTCTGCCCCTCCATCCGCGAGGCGCAGGACGTATCCTTCCGCCGCGTCATCGGCGACACCCTCCTCGCCAAGCTCAAGGCTTTGGTGGCGGACGGAAGCATCAACACCGAGGAGAACATGGCCTACAAGACGCTCCTCGACCGCGCCCAGTACTTCATCGCCTACTCGGCCATCGTTGAGGTCGCCCAGAAGGTGACTTACAAGATCGCGAACGCCGGCGTCGTCAAGACCCCGGACGAAAAGGTCGAGGTCGTCACCCAGGAGGACCTCGCGGCGGTCCGCTTCTACTACCAGTCGAAGGCGGACAACGCCTGCATCGACCTGCAGAACTTCATCCTCAACAACTGGCGGGACTACCCGGAGCTGACCGAGGGAGACTACAACCGCGTCCGTGCTACGCTGAAGAGCGCGGCATCCTGCGGCATCTTCCTCGGCGGAGCTCGCGGCAAGGGCGCCCCTAAATGCGGAAGATAGCATGAACCTCCTCCAGACCATACGCGCAATCGAGAGGACGGCGGCCCAGCAGCCGAACGTCGGGATGATCGTCCGCAACGACGTCTTCCGCCTCAACGCCTCGCCGGTGTCCAAGTACGGCGCCTTCGCGTGGCTACAAGGCGAGCACACGACGGACGAGGAGAGCCAGCTGATCAACTACAACTTCACCTTCTTCTACGTCGACCGGCTGACATCCAGCAAGGGGAACGAAATCGAGATCCAGTCCGTCGGCATCGAGACGCTGGAGAACATCCTGCGCAGCCTGGAGGACCTCGGCATCTTCGGCGGCATGGCATCCTACCGCACCTTCAACGAGCGCTTCTCCGACGAGTGCGCCGGAGTCTTCTGCCAAGTGACTCTGCAGACGGCGAAGGACACCCTCTGCGCCGCCGCTTTCGACTTCGTGGCGAACGACGGCGACTTCAATCTCGACTACAACGAAGACTACAAGTGCCTGGAGTGGCACACCCAGGACCGAACAATTTATATCATTTAAGCACATGGAAAAGAGAATCAACGCACAACTCTGGCTCGGCGCCTTCATCGCGGTCGCCGGCATCGCGCTCCTTTTCTGGGGGATGCTTATGCCTCCGGGGGGCGTCATCGACTCTTCCGTCCTTGTGGCCTTCGGTGAGGTCGGAACCTTCGCCGGGAGCCTCATAGGTATCGACTACCATTACCGCTTCAAAGACACGGAACTCAAAACGAAAGACAATAATGGCACAAATTAAGATCAGCGGGGAGCAGCCCTTCCAGGTAGGGGCCTCCCGATTCTGCATCGGGCAGACCGAGGCAGGCTACACCCTCAACTTCTCCGCCGACGGCGTGCATTGGACGCCCTGGACTGACGGCACCCTCGCCGAGACCGACCAGGTGGTCGTGAACGCTCCGCAGGGCGTATACTTCAAGCTCGCGGACAACACCAGCGAGAACGTCATCATAACCTGGTAGCGCTATGGCAGTCATCGACCTCGGGACGATCAATCTCGGCTCCATCGACTTGAGCCGGACAAACCTCGGCACCATCGACTTCGGAGGCGCCGGGAGCACATACCGCCGGGGCGCAGACTTCCTCGCCCTGGACTTTGATGAGGACTTCAGGATCGAAGCAACAAATTAAAATCTTTCAATAATGGCACACTACGCAACTCTAAAGGCAGCGGTCAAGGCTGCCATCAAGACCAACGGGCAGCAGGCCATCACCGGCCAGGTCCTCCAGACCCAGCTCGTCGACATCATCGACGCGCTGACTGCGGGCTATCAGTTCGCCGGCCTCGCTACCCCCAACGGCGCCTTCTCCGCCGGCGACAACGATGTCGCCTTCCTTGCTGCACAGCCGGGAACGTACACCAACTTCGGCGGCATCACCGTCGCATCCGGCGAGATCGCCCTTCTTCTCTACAACGGCAGCTGGACGAAACAGTCCCTCCCGCTCGTATCCCGCCTGACCCGCGACATGGGCTTCAACGACACCCAGTCCGTCGTCACCCTCACGGCTGGCGAGACCGGGAAGTACGTCAAGGCTTCGACCAGCGCCGCGACAGCAAACGCGAACTTCAACATCTCCGCCCCGGTCGAAATCGACGCCTGCACGGAGGTGCTCATCAAGACCGGCTACAACCCGAGCGACGAGAACCACGCCTCCCTGGACATCTCCGTCATATCCATCGTTGAGGAGATTGAGCGCACGCGCACCGTCCAGGCGAAGGACGACCAGAACCGCCCGCTCTACTACGTCGTAGTCATCGACCCGGAGACCGGCAGCGAGACCGTCACCGAGGACACAACCACCCAGGACACCGGCTACCCGGTCTATACCCAGGAGACCTACACGGAGACCCGCTACCTGCCGAACAATGAGGACCGCTTCGTCGCCATCCCCGACTCCGGCTATTACGTCGCTAACATCCCGCAGTCCTGCAAGATTGCCATCAGCTACAAGCCCGGCGTCAGCGACCTCGACATCATCCTCGTCAAGCACGGCGCCTTCGCGAACCTCACCTCGCAGATGTTCACGGTCTTCCAGCAGAGGGTCGTGGCCGAGGCCGTCGCCTACATTTTCTCCGTCCTCGACGCGATGGAGGCTTCCGCCGGCAACATCGGCGACGTCCAGGCCGGCATCGTCGACGCGACCGAGTTCCGCGTGAACGGCTATCCGCGCGTCCTCTCCGCCGCCGGCGCTCCCTCCGATGCGCTTCGCCCTGCAGGCATCCCTGCAGACCTGCCGTGGGACGGCGTCCCCGCCTTCGTCGGCCAGGAATACCTCGACACGACCAACAAGAAATTCTACAAGGCCTTCGGCGTCTCTTCGGTCTCCGATTGGGTCCTCCAGAACTAATAAAATCCCATCACCATGATCAACTACTTCAATACCCTCGCAGAATACCAGGCAGCGGCGGCCAGCGATTTCGAGAGCCGCGTTTCCTTCATCGCTGCAGACAACGTGGCGAAGGTTGACGGGCGCAACGTCGTCGTCGGAATCCGCTCCGCCCGCACCGGCTCCATCGCGGTCCTGGACGGAAACTCCGCCCTCCACTTCATCGCCCTCGACACCTACTCTCCGACATCTTTCCCGTCGAACTACAGCGTCGTCGGTGTCGTTGCCGTCGGTGTCGACCATCCTGACTTCCGCGGCAAGCTCGCGATCGTCCATAAGACGAACGCCAGCAAGGCCTGGAGCTCCATCTACTCCTACCGCCTGACCGGCTACACGCTCGACGGCACGGACCGCTCCGGCGTCCTCTCCATCCGTGAGGCGTCCAACTCTTGGGCCGCGAACGTCGACTACACGGTGCCCTACAATGCCGAGAGCCTCGACGACTTCATCAGCCAGCTCAACACCTTCTTCCGCGACACCACCAACCCGTCCTTCCAGACGCAGAGCTGGAAAGCCGTCAAGAACGGCGACGCCGTGGATCTCGTCTTCCTCTACACCGACTATCGCCAGTCAGGCTACAACGCCGGCAAGACCGGCTTCGCTCTCTCCGCGAACCTCCTGCCGGAGATCCTCGCGACGAGCGCTATGCTTCGCCGCAACGGCCAGCGCTCCGGCGAAGGTAGCATCTCCAACTGGGACCGCGCCATCGCCTACTTCTCCCAGGACCTCAGCAGCACGACCTACAACCCCGACAGCGATGTCACATCGCCCAAGCGGAGCTATCCGATCTGCAAGCCGGGCTACCTCGGTACCAGCCAGTACCAGAGCGACCACTGCGCCGCCCTCCGCGCTATCTACGGCGAAGGCGAGGCCGGCTGGCTAAAGTTCATGGCCTCCTTCTTCCCGGTAGCGCCTACGCAGTACGGCATCATGGGCGATAAGAAAACCTACGGCGACGGCCTGACGAACACCTACAAGATGGCCGGCAAGTCCTTCGAGAAGCAGGACGGCACCACCGTGCCTTCCTTCCCGGCTGCCGACTACTGCGCCGCGGTCACCTACAACCACGACCTCCTCTCCCGTGGCAACTGGGTGCTCCCGGATGCCGAGCTCGTCGGTTCCATCCTGAAGACCATCAAGTACGGAACATCCGCCAGCCGCAACGCTGACCCGGTCAACCGCGCCCTACTGGCCATCGGCGGCAGCGCAATCTCCAATGGCTCCTACGTTTGGTCCTCTTCGCGCTATTCCGCGCACCTCGCTTGGTACGCGAGCGGCTACGGCGGGTTCTTCAGCTACTACGGTTTGAACAACGCATACTTGGCTCTGCCCGTCGTGCTTTTGGATGTGAGCGAAGCGAACGCTAAATCTTAATTCTTGGGCGAGGCCGCTCCAGGCGGCCCGCCCTCTTCTTCCGTATGGAGACAAACAGCAAATACTATGAACCCCGCCTTCTCCCAGGAGAAAAACACCAGCCGAGCATCCGGATAAGCGCCGGAAAACTGCTTGGACTCTACCTCCGGGCGGAGATGATGATGACCGCCGTCGATCGGCGTCGCTACTGCGACCGCGCCATCCGTGCGATCATGGACATCATCGCGGACTTCCAGCTCGCCTACGACTTCGAGGACGAGCGCGGAAAGTATCTCCGCAAGATGTGGGCGGACATCGCCGTCTACCTCGAGCTCGCCCGTATCATCGGCGAGCGGAACTGCATCCGTAACATCTGCCAGCATGAGCCGATGACGCCGGACCAGATGAAGCTCGAGATCTTCAACGAGACGGCACGGCTCGACGAGGGTGCCTCCAGGTGGAAGAATACCGTCACAAGGAACAAGGGCAAGACTCCCGCCGCCGGGCGAAAGGAGCAGTCCCCAGAAGAATAAAGGAGGCCGCGCTTGCGGACAACCCGCCAGCTAATAGCAAGGAAGTCGGTCTCGGCATGGCTCCAACGTTTGGTCCTCTTCGCGCAATTCCACGAACAACGCTTGGTACGCGAACGGCAACAACGGGTACTTCAACAACAACAATTTGAACAACACATACTTGGCTCTGCCCGTCGTGAATTATTCAGCATGGATGGAAATTGACGCCCTCATAAATGCTTACCTCGGCTGCCGCTCCAACAAGCGCCGCAGCCCCGATAGCGTCATGTTCGAGCGGCATTGGGAACGCGACCTGGTGCGGCTCCTCAAGGACGTCAATAACCGATCCCTTGTTCCTTTTTTATATGGTTTCGTAGCACCGCGCCCGGCGCCTCGCGAGGTCATCGCCTGCCTGATGCCTGGCAAGGTTCTGCAATTCTATTTCGACCAGTACATCCGTCCCGAGACGGAGAAGCGCCTCACCAACCGAACCTACAACAACCGCATCGGCTACGGGCCGAACAAAGCCCTCGAGCAACTGATCAGGGACATCCGCGAAGTGTCGGACAACTACACCCGCGACTGCTACGTCATCACGCGGGACATCACCGCCTACTTCCCGTCCAGCAACCTCTCCCGTACCTACCAGCACTACCGCGACCTCATCGAGGAGGTCTTCGCGCCCGGAGATCTGCGCGACGATCTTCTCTACCTTCTCCAGCGCATAACCTTCAGCTATCCGGCGGAGAACGTCCGGCTCCGTTCGTGCCGGTCGAAATGGGACCCGATCGTGGCGGCTGGGAAGTCCGTCATCTTCAACGACCGGCCAGGCTTCGGCGCCTGCCTGGGCAACCAGTTCTGGCAGGTGGAGAAGAACTACGACCTCAACGATTTTGACCACTTCCAGGTCGACACCTGCTGGCTCCACTACATCCGATTCGTCGACGACATGATCTGGGTCGTCCAGAACAAGGAGGCCGGCCTTGCTCACGTCGCCCTCTCCGAGCGGATGCTGCGGGAGGAGTACGGCTACAAGATGCACCCGCGCAAGCGCGTCTGCCAGCACTACACGAAGGGCGGCAAGTTCATCGGCATCTGGTTCAAGTTCGACCGCACCTACATCGGCAACCGGGTGGTCCGGCACGCAGAGGAGGCGATCAGGACATGGAACCGTAAGGCCTGCCGCGGGAACCTGGAGCACTTCCTTGCGTCGATTAATTCCTACCTCGGGCTGATGAAACACCACAGCGCCTACGGAATCATCCGCAGGATGGTGGATCTCGTCTCCGTGCACTGGCTGCGCTTCTGCGAATACAACGACGAGCGCCGCTGCTTCGTCGCCCTCCCGGGCTTCAGGCACAACGAGCTCCTCATGCGAAAATACCACTTTACACTCAACAAAAACAAGCACAAAAATGAAGAATCACGAAAGAATCAGCGCCCTGCGGTCGCGACTGCATGACCTCAAGGTAAAAATCGAGTCCCTTGACTACGTCAACAACAAGATCATCGACGCCCGCTACTTGCACGGCGAGACCGAAGCGAAGAAGGTCGCGGACGAATACCGCGAGCGCCTTATCGAGCGCGAGGGGTGGCGCCAGGAGTGGAATGAAATCGAGGCCGAGCTCGCCGCCCTGGAGGCAGAGCCGGACGAAGAGCCCGAAATCCACCACGGCGATGAGTAAGTACTTCAAGCCGTCCGAGTTCAAAGCCTGCGTCCCTTCCTGCTCCATCGGCCAGATGGACGCGGGCTTCCTCGAGACCCTGGACCGCATCCGTGAGACCGCCGGCATCCCGCTGGTGCTAAACTGCGCCTACCGCTCCCGCGAGTGGGATCTTGCGAAGGGGCGCACGGGGAACTCCTCGCACACCAGGGGCCTCGCCGTTGACATCCGCTGCGGCAGCAACGCGAACCGCTACAAGATCGTGAAGGCCGCCCTTGCCTGCGGGATCACCCGCATCGGCATCGGTCGCACGTTCGTCCACATCGACGCGGACCGCTCGCTGACGCAGGAGAGAATCTGGCACTACTATGACTAAAGGAGACCGCACCGAATACCGCGGCGCATGGGCACTGCTTGTGCTGATGTTTATCGCCGCAATCTTTCTTCTCATAGCGGGGCAACGCTATGAAATTCGGCGGCTCCGTGCCGAGCGCGACACCTACAAAGGGAACACCGAAGCGCTCTTGCTGGATAGCCGGGCGTATGCCGTCCGGGATTCCCTGCAAGCGGCCAAGGTGCAGTCGCTGGAACTGACGCTGGCGGAGTACAAGCGCTTCCGCGTGAACGACCTTGCGCTGATTGAGGACTTGGATTTGCGGGTCAAGGACTTGTCGCAGGTCAACGCGGCGCAAGCCCGGACGATTTTGGAACTGCGGAGCACGCCCCGCGACACCTTTGTCATCGTCAAGGATTCAATCCACATCCCGGCGCTGGCCGTCCATTGCGGGGACGCTTACTATGATTTCGACGGGCTGGTTACCAAAGAGCAATTCACGGGCCGGGTGGAGATACGGGATTCCTTGCTCATTACGGAGAGCGTGGAATATCGCCGCTTCCTTGGCTTCCTTTGGAGGACGCGCAAGGTCAAGTCCCGGCAGATGGATGTCGTCAACCGAAATCCTCACAGCAAGATATTAGACATCGAACACATTATAATAAGGAAATAACAAAATGAGAAAAATCTGGGACTGGATCGTCTCGATCCCGCAGGACAAACTCCTGCACGCATACGCGGGCACGCTGGTGACGCTCTACTCGCTCGCCGCTGCGCTTCTTGTCTTCGGCATCCTTTCGCTTCTCGGCATCTACCGCGTCGTCTTCCCTGTCTACTGGTGGGTGTTGGCTTTTGCGAACATCGTCGCCGTCTGCGCCCTGATCATCAAGGAACTCTACGACGCAGAGCACCCGGACGGCCACTCCGTCGAGACCGGGGACATTATCTTCGGCCTGGGCGGGATTCTCCTGGCAGATATTCCGCTCGCCGTCATCGGCTTCTTCTTCGCATAGGGACCACGTCGGGACTAAGTGCCAAACAAGTCGAGCCGGGCATCCTTCGCAGGGGGCCCGGCTCTTTACTAATTATGAGTACTTTTGATACGGCAAATATACGGCATCTTGTGGAAATTCTTACACCAAAAAAGTGAAAATTCTCCATTTATTGAAAAAAGATTTGCAAGATTCAACAAAATGATGTAAATTTGCGCCCAGAAAGAAACAACGAACCCTTTAACACCACAACACCATGGAAAAGAATTACTACTACCTTCACAGGCTGGACACAAAGGAAGACATCGAAGCCGGAAAGAACCGACGCGACGCCATTAGGAAAGGACGCGAGCTCGCAGCAGAAAAGAAGACGAGCATCCAGATCCTCAAATGCGTCGAGGACGAAGGCGACCTGGTTGTCCAATACATCGGCATCCTGGAATTTCCGTACTTCCTCCGCAACTGCCAGCTGGACTGGAGAGACATCACCGTAAACATTTAATCCCTTTAACAAATGAGAGCACCAAACCTTGTAACCCCGAAGGAGCTGGACCCGATTCTCGCCTCCTTCATCAATGCCCGCTTCGTCGGCTTCCTCCAGCGCTTCTGCTTGGAGATGCACGTCAACTTCGAGGACGCCGTCGCTGAAGCCCGGAAGATCCTCCGCGAGGCGGAGATCCCTCAGCCCGGAGACGAGCTCTTCGACCAGAAACCCGAGGAGGTTGACACCTCGGCCTTCAACATTTAATCCTAAACACATACCGCCATGGAAAAGCTCAACAAAATCGACGCCTATTACATCGACATTCCGGTCGCGAAGTCCGGCTGGAAGAAGGCGCAGCACGTCGTCTACGACTACGTCCGTGCAAACTACATCAACACGATCATCCGGAAGGACGACGTGAAGCACCTCGTCGCCAGGCTCCAGAAGCTCAGCGACGCGCAGAAGAACCCCGTTCCGGTCAGCTGCCCGAACATCGACGACAAGTTCAACGACGGGACCTGCTGGATTCACATCGGCGAGGGCTGCTACATCGTCCTCCACCGCGCCACGAAAATATACGACCGCGATGAGTAAGGGAGGAGCACGCCCAGGATGCGGACGGAAGACCGAGGATGTCAACCGCGTGACGATGACCTGCCGCGTCCTCCCGGAGACGAGAGAACGAGCCCGCCAGCTGAAGGCCCGAGGCGTCCGGCTGGGACGTCTTGTCGATTCCGCCATCGAGGAGAAATTCCAAGAAATGATCCAGCCCGTTTTGTAGGTTCGGGAAATATCACTACCTTTGCGCCGACGTCTTGCGCATTTTCAAGCGCCAGGTGTTAAAGGGATAGAGCTCGGCGGTGGTGCGCCGGGCTCTTTTTTTGCAGTTTTTGTCCTATTTTTGTCCGAAAGCAAGAGAGCAAGGCTTCGCGCTATGCTCTCGTTTCGCTTTACATAATCCCCGTAAATCGTTGAGGATGAGAAAAGAAAAAAGAGCGTCGGCCTTCACAGGCGGACCACTCTTACTAACCACATAATTAATAACACTAATTCCTCAGCCGGGAACCTCGCCCAGCTGCGCAGAAGATCAATTTCCCCTTCTCAGGGAAATGGTGCGCCACATCGTTCGTCACTCGGTGGCCGATGGTGTCTGCAAATTTTGTCCTATTTTTGTCCGAAAATCGAAAAGGTCGAGGACCTTGCGGTTCGCATCCCAGGCGAGGGACCAGTTCCGCTCCGCGTAGATGTCCGCCACGCGGAAGTCTCCGACGTGACCGAGCGCCTCGTCCACGGTGGCCTTCTCGACGCCGAGGCGCCTGGCGATGGTCGCCCAGCTGTGGCGGGCAGCGTAGAAGGTGAACGGCTCCAGCCCTTCACGCTCGCACCAGGATCGGAGGTATTTGTTGACCTGGGTGTCGGCGACTAGGTGGGATTTCCAGATGCGGATGCCGGGCTGCTCTGCCAGGACAGCGAGGAAGGGCTCCGCTTCCGGCTCTATGCGCACAATGATCTCCGCCCGGTCCTCGCGCCTTTCCTTGGTCTTGCGCCGAAAATAGCGCCAGTACGGGGGCTTTATCGGCACGGCATCGTAGAGGTCTGCGAGGTTCGCGCCCATGAGGGCGAAGGACGCGACGAAGGCAGCGACCGCGAGCCTCTCCTGGTAGGTCTCCGGCTCCGAGTCGATGACGCGCTGGATCACCTCTACAGGCAGGGCCTTCTGCCCGCTGCGCTGCGCCTTGCGTTTCGGTAGCGAGGAGAACGGGCTGCGCGGGATGACGATGCGACCGGCATCCTCGTCGTTGTATCGCTCCTTCGCGGCTGCGAAGATATGGGCGAGGCGTCCCGTCCAGCGCCCAGAGTTCCCTCCGGCTACCGTCGGCTTGTCAGTCGCCTGATAGGTGCCCTTGCGCCAGTTATAGAAGACGCGGCCCTGCTGGTCAGCCCAGTCCTGGAACTCGACGAGCATCGGGCGGGTGATCTCGTTCACGTCGATGCCGTCACGGCCCAGGAACCGGGCGAAGGCGTTGAGGGCGGTCGTGTAGCTCGCCCGCGTCCCTTCGTCCTTCGCCTTGATGAACTCGCGCCCGAAGGCGATGAAGTCAAGGCGGAAGGTCTCGCCGGTCAGTTCCGTTCGGATGTGCGCGACGACCTGGTCCACATCCCAGCTCTCCAGGGTGAACGGCGAGAGGGTGTCGGTGGTGGCCCTCATCCGCTGGATCAGCTCTCCGGCCTTCTGGAGGATGGTCGCGTTCTTTATCCGGCAGGACCGCGTGAGGTCCGCGTCGGTGCAGACGAGCGTCGTGGGGAGCCGGCGGGAGACGCCCCGGTAGGTGACGCGGATTTTCACCGGCCAGGTCCCGTCCTTCCGTCGTCCTCCGGGGATGACGATAGGTTTGTATGTAATCACGATAGGGGGCGATTTTCAATCCCGGCGAAGAGCCAGTCGACGAGACGCTCGACGAGCTCGGCGTCCTCCCATAAACGGCGGGCCGCCTCTGCTGCATCCGGCGGGAGATTTACACTTTCGGCGGTTTTGATATTTCCTTTATAGGAGGTAATCTTCATCTGGTTATATGTTGTTAGCGTAAGCAGCGGGGCGCAGCGATGCGCCCCTTGCTTTATTTCTCAGGTCGGGAGTTTTTGGGGGCGAAGACTCCGCCCATGTAGGCGGTGCCTACCTGCATCTGTGTGAGCGCCTCAATGGTGCGCTGCTGGCTCTCGATCGTCCTCTGCTGGCTCTCGATGAGCTGCTGCTTCCAGTCCTCTTCCGCCACCTTCGCCCTGGTCGTTGTCTGCGGTTCCCCTTCCTCTAGCCCGTTCGCCACGGCGAAGCGGTGGACCTTCTTTACAAGGCTATTTGTTAGGTACTTCTCGTTCCCGTTCATGGCGGCGGATAGGCCGGAGCGATCTATCTCCAGGGCCTCTGCAAATTCTTGTTTCTGGCGCACGATACCGGCGCTCGCCGCAAGGTAAAAGATGCGGTTGATGTAGTCTTTCGGGTCTTCCATTTGTGTATGTGTTAAAGGGTGATTTTCAAAACCGCGATGAAATTTGTTGAAAATTTTTTATATTTGTGTTGTAAATTCAAAATTTTTCGTATCTTTGCAAAAAGTTACAAACAAATATACAAAAAAATTATGATTGCAAAACCCAATCTCGCGGCCACACTCAGGGCGATGGAGCTCGGAGATGTCGAGCACATCCCGGTCGGAGACTACACCCAGTCCTCCGTCCGCAACTGCGCCAGCCGCCTCGCCTTCGACCTGATGCGGAAGTACTCCGTCCACCTCGACCACACCCGTGGAAGTTACACAGTAACCCGCACGCAGTAGACCATGAGCATCCTCGAACAACTTGTAAAGAGCGCTGCAGAGCTGGGCGCCGCGCACCTCGCCGAAAGCCTCGGCCTCACCCCTGGCGAGATGAGCCAGCGGGAGGTCCTTCGGACTTACGGCAAGTGGGCCGCCGATGCCATCCGCGACGGACGCCTCCGCCCCTCCAGGACTGACGACGGACGCAACGGCACCAAGCGCTACCGGGTCGTCGAGATCACCAACCTCCGAACCGCCGATCTCGTCAGGGCGGAACTCCAGCTGACGGGAAGAAAGACCCTTTAACACCATGAGAAACACCTCCACTTTCATCCTCTGCCTGATGCTCTGCATCGCCTTCATGCTCGGCGCCATCGTCGCCTGGGCATCCTACCTCGACATCCTCGCCTTCATCCTGGGCGTCGCTGGATTCATCGCCGGCTACTTCGCCGGTCAGGAGATCGAACCGAAAAGACAAACCAAATAATCCCTTTACACTATGGCAAACAACAACCAGGAGCCGCTTAGTATCCACGAGAAACTCCAGAAGATTCAATCTTCACTAAAGGCTCCGAAGTCCCAGTACAACAATTTCGGGAACTACAAGTACCGGAAAGCAGAGGACATCCTCGAGGCTGTAAAGCCGCTCCTCAGCGAGTTCGGATGCACCCTGGTATGCTCCGACGAGCTGATGCTCATCGGGGACCGCTACTACATCAAGGCATCCGCCACCATCACCGACATCAAAGACGAAGACGCGCACATCACCGCGACCGCCTACGCCCGCGAGGAGGATGAGAAGAAAGGCATGGATGGCTCGCAAGTCACCGGAGCCTCCAGCTCCTATGCCAGAAAGTACGCGCTCAACGGGCTCTTCTGCATCGACGACACAGCGGACTCCGACACGACGAACGTCGGAGACCCCGAGGCCGCTTCTACTCCGAAAAAGCCCGCAAAAAAAGCAGCGCCCGCTCCACAGCCAGAGCCTGCACAGGCGCCCGCGCCGGCCTCCGATCTTATCCTTCACATGGAGAAGGAACTCTACAACCGCTGGGTCGCTGGCATCGCACGGAACCAGAAAACGAAAGCCGGCCACCCGTGCCGCGATGCCTTCATCGCCCAGTTCCATCCGAACGAGTTCCAGCTCGAGCAGCTGGACAAGGACGTCTTCGCTTATAAACTCCAGAACAACATCCAGTAACCATGAGCGCACCCCGTTACACCTTCCGCCTCAACTTCGAGACGGTCCGAGACCTTACGATGGAGGAAGCGATCGACCTCGCCCGCCACGACTGCCTGAAGCCCGGCGCCGAAGTCCTCCTCTATGTCCGCATCGACAAGTACTGGTATCTCCTGGGCGAGTACTACCACATGGACAGCAAGTCCCAGCAGCCCTACGTCGATAAGGACAACCACTTCGTCCGTCAATGCTACGCGGCACCCTGCCTCGCCGGCTATCCCTATGTAAACGAAAGAATCAAATCAACCCTTTAACACTATGACCTACAAAGACATCAAGAGCGCCCTCGAAGCGCTGAACGCGACCTCCAAGCAGCTGGAGGACGCCTACATCGAAAACGGCGGAGAAGTGACCGCCGAGACCCAGGAGCTGGAAGCCCAGCTCGCCGCCATCACCGACCTCCTCGAAGGCGAGGGAATCGACACCCTCGGGCGCTGGCTGAAGAGCAAGGAAGACGAGAAGGCCACCTACAAGGCCGAGAAGGCCGCAGCCGAAGCCCGGATCAAGTATGTCGACAAGACCATCGACTTCGTGAAGGTCGCCATCGGCCAGGTCCTTCGGGCCACGGGCCGCGAGAAGGTCAAGGGTGCCTTCTACGCCTTCAGCCAGTACACCTCAACGAAGACCATCTACAACGCCGAGAAGGTCGACGAGGACTACCTGGAGGCGGCCACCGAGGCAGCTCGCGCAGCCGGTCTCCCCGGCTACATCGACGTCTCCCTGAAGACGAACGCCACTCGCATCGCCGACTGGGCGAAGGCCCACGAAGACGAGGGATCCGGCTATCTCTCCGTCGAGACTTCAGAGACCTGCAAGTTCACCAAACCGAGAACCGCAAAGGAGGCATAGACAGCCCTGGACGATGAAGGAATACTTCTACACAATCACGGAATCGATGCTCGACCTCGGCCTTCGCGGGACGGAGCTGAACCTCTTCGCCATCATCTTCGGCTACTCGCAGAAGGGCGACGGGTGCTGCTACGCTTCCCGCGAGGAGCTGGCGAGGCGCTGCGGCGTCAGCAGCAAGCGGACGATCGACGCGGCCCTCGTTTCCCTCTCCGAGCGCGGCCTCATCCAGAAGGTCTTCGCGAGTGTCGACGGGCAGATCGTCGTGGCTTTTTCAGCCAGTACCGGTGCAAAATCTGCACCCCCGTGCAAAAATTGCACCCCCGTGCAAAATTTGCACAAAACCGGTGCAAAATCTGCACCCAAAAATAAAGTTAAAAAGAAAGATATTATCTCTCTCTCTAATGCGCGTACGCGCGAGACTTTTGTCCCTCCAACGGTTGAGGAAGTTGATGCTTACTGCCGGGAGCGCGGGAACGACATTGATCCGCAGGCCTTCGTCTCCTTCTACGCCTCGAAGGGCTGGCAGGTCGGCAGCAACCCGATGAAAGACTGGAAGCAGGCCGTCATCACCTGGGAGCGCCGCCCCGAACGGAAAGCAGCCACCCCCGCCGCCCCCTCCGGATCTCGGAAGTCCAAAGCGGACGAAGCCTTCGACAGCATGATGGAACTCGGAAAAGAACTCGGACTATGAAAACGCAGGAACTCATCCCAGCCGCGAACCTCGCGGCGTACAACGCAAAGGTCGACCTCGCGGTCGTCCGCAGAGATCCGGACACCTATCCGCGTATCGGAAAGACCACCCAGGAAGAAGCGGTCGCACGCATGATCCCCATCGTCTACGGTGCCGTCCTTTACAGCGGGCAGGAGATCAGCCGGGAGCGCCTCAACTTCACGGCCACGGCCCTCGTTGCCGAGATCCTGAGCGACACAAAGTACGGCCTCCGCTTCCTCTCCTGGTTCGAGATCGGCATGGCAATCCGCGACGCCGTCCTCGGCGGATCGGACCGCCCGCTCTACGGTATCTCCGTCTCGACACTCTACCGCGCCCTGGTTGACTACGCCCGCGGCGAAGGGCATGACGCCCAGCGCAGGGCCGCTACTTCATCTGCTCCGGCGAGAGAGGCCACAGCTGACGCGATCGCCGAACACCTCGCCGATAAATTCACAAGAAAATAACCCTTTACACCATGAACACACTCAAACTCGACAAACGGACCTCCGAGCGGACGGATAGCATCCGCCGCCGACTCGATCGCCTCGAGCTCCCAGCCGGAGAGAGGAGAGCGATCCTCGGGCACCTGGATAAGATTGACTACATCGCCCGCAAGGCGTCGAAGCAGCTCACCACCGCACATCATCGCGGTTCCGTCGTCCACGCGCCCTACGACGCCAGGACGGAGCAGGACATGGCCGGCCTCGCTAAAGCGAAGAAGGCCATCTTCGACGCCATGATGGCCGGGCGCCGCGTGGACTGCACGATGAGCAGGGAGTTCGAGATCTCCCAGGTCCACACCGCCATCCACCAGATCCGCCGGGACATCGACCGGAAGAACCTCGACATCGTCCTTTGTGACGAGTGGAAACGCCCTGAAGGGAGACGCCCATATAAGCAGTACTGGATTGTCCAGAAGGAGGCCCCGAAATGTTAGAGCGCATCGTCCTCGGCGGGCTGGTCCTTTTATCCGGCCTCGCCATCTTGGCCACCGTGCTGGCCTACATCCTTATCAACGAATATAGAAACAACTCCAAACACTAACACACTATGGCATCATTTAACCAGATCACCCTCCTCGGCCGCGTAGGTTCGGTCGACATCAAAACCTTCTCCAACGGCGGGAAGGTCATCAACCTATCGCTCGCGACCTCCAAGAGGTTCGTCGACCGAAACAACTACCAGCAGGAAGAGACCCAATGGCACCATCTCGTCGTCAGCTTCGACCGCCTCGTCGAAATCGTCGAGCAGTACGTCCGCAAGGGCGACCTTCTCTTCGTCACCGGCGAAATGACCTACCGCAAGTACAC